GCTTGAGCGCACTGGCCGACAAGTGGAATATGGAGTGCGACGATCTGCGAGAAGACAACAAGCGTCTGGGTCTGGCAGCAGAGCGCGATCAGTACATGGAAACAAGCCTATGGCAAGCCAAGCGGATCAGCGAACTGATGGACGAGCAGGCAGCACTGGCAGCGCAGGAGCACCCAGCACTACAAAAGGGTACGCAGATTGTGCGTACCCTTGATGCGCGGCCAGCCGTGCCGCTGACACGCCAGCAAGTTATATCAATGATGGACGACGCTGGGTATTCCAATATTCAAGAACGAGCCAACTTTATAAACGGAATACGCCACGCAGAGTTGGCTCACGGCATCAAGCCTATCTCAGAATGCAGCGACGGCGAGATTTACTCGCGGTTGTCGGCGCGGGATCACAAGCCTGATTGGTCGGCAGCATGACCACCAAATACCGCACTCACACCGACGCCCAAGGTCGGGTCTGGCACCCCTACAGCGTGCAGTACAAGGCCGATGGCATGACGTTCACGTTCACCATCTACGCACTCAGTGCCAGCCATGCCGAGATGATCCTGGAGGACATCAAGGAGACAGGAGAAATACTGTGAAACCCTGTCCAATCGGGCTTGACAAAACAGGCTTCTCTCATGTAATAGCGACATCGCCACACATGAGGAAGCCATGTCACTACCAAGCCCGTGGACAGAACCCGTCTGGCAAGCCATTTGCGACCTGTCAGAAGAAAGCGGAAAAGGCACAGCGACACGACAGGACATCTGGATTCGCACGGGTGCGCCAGTCGCTTCACTTGTCGATGAAGCCATTAAACGCCTGATTGAAGAACGCGGATGCGTCATACGCATCAAGCCAGGCGTATTCATGCCAGTGCAGCCCATTGAAGAAGAAGCGTGTTCCTTTACCGTGCTTGAAAACAGCTTCGTAAAACTGGAGAAGGGTGATGTCGTCATGACCTTCACTCCGCGAGGATGGGCGCGGCATGTGGCGGCAATAAGCGGTCCGCGAACGATTGTGATTGAACATAAATACGTGCCAATCGCAGCAAAAGAGAAAGCGCCGGAAAAAGCAGAGGCGGCGCTGTAGTCGTATTGAGTGCGACTGGCACATTGTGCCACCAGTGAACAGACAAGTAGCATTGTGACCGAATAGTAGCGCGTGGCACATGTGCCAAAAATAGTTACAAAACCCCTTGACGTGGTTGATTGTTGTGATACATAATTCAAGTACACAACAGAAAGCACATCATGACAAAGACTCAAATCAATAAAGCAGCACGCAAGATGGTCAACCAGCTTGTGTGGGATGCGCCCGCTACGACATTCACGTCCCTACGCCAACAGGCTGATGAAGCATTTGGCACCGACGAAGGTAAGGTCCTTGATGCAGCCATCGCCATCTTTGACGCCAAGAGCGATGCAGCCCGTGCTTTCTACAACAAACTGGTTGCTGATTGCCAAGCCATTGACAGTTCGTTAGAAGATGGCAATACAGCCAGTGAAAACATGCAGCCCGGAATCATTGAAGGATGCGTTATGTTCTGGCCGGAGTACCTGAACCACACCGCACAAGTAATCGCCTGTCACGCTGAAGCCCTAGGTATCGACCTCCGTGCTCGCCTTGGCTACTCATTTTATTGACTGACAAAAATGAAAAATGAAACTCTAACAGGTCATGGCGGCAAACGTCCGGGTGCAGGACGGCCCAAAGCTCCAGCAAGCACTGTGCTTCGCTTGAGGATGCCAGTGACCACCTACAACCGTATCAAAGCACTTGGCGGGGATATATGGGCCAAGCGGATCATCAACGAAGCATTGGAGAAAGCAAAATGAACCCAACAGACCTAGACGCCGCCATCAACTCAAACATCGTCAGCCTCGACATGCTGCAAGCTGCCCTGAAGGCATCCGGCCCGGTAGAGGCAATGATCCTGCTGCCACTGATCAAGCAAGCCGCCGATATTGTCAACACCCTGCAAACCCTGAAATCAGCACTGAGAGAAGCAAAATGACAACTGAGCACAAAGACCCAGGCCAAGACAAAATATTTATTGCCCTCATGACATCACTCACTTCATTGACGGCGCTACTGCGTTTTGCATCCGGCGAGAATTACATAGACAAGGACGAGGCAATGGGAATTGCGGCGAAAGCGATTCGCAGCATTACCGAGTCACTTGACGAATTTAATCTCTGACCCGCTAAGGTTTGCCACTCCCCCCATGCCCCGGCATCATCCGGGCGCATGACCGATACCCCAAAGACACCGAAACCAAAGACTGCCCCGCAAGGGGCTGCGGTCGTTGGGAAGCGCAAGACAGATTGGGAAGCGGTAGAGCGTGACTACCGCACAGGCAAGTACACCCTACGCGAGCTTGAAACAAAGCACGGCGCAAACAATGGGCTGATCTCACGCAAAGCAAAGAAGGAAGGCTGGACACAAGACCTTGCCATTGCCATCAAGCAAGCAACCAGCGCAAAGCTCGCAGCGCAATTAGTCAGCAAAGAAGTAAGCAAGAGTCAGCAGAAAGTCAGCAGCACGATTGACGCTGCTGCAACGATGGGCATGAACGTGATTCTTGGCCACCGCAAAGGGCTCAAGCGAATCACCGGCATCAAGGAGCAACTGCTGACACAGATCGAGCAGACTGCCGCAGAAATGCCAGCCATTGCCAATGTGCTGGAGTTCCTTCGCCAGCCTGACGAGAACGGCATTGACCGAGCCAATGATGCGCTGAAGAAGATGCTCGGTCGATCCGCACTGGTTGACGACCTCAAGAAGCTGGCCGATGTGGACGAGAAGGTACGCAAGGGCGAGCGTGAAGCCTTCGACCTGGACGAGCCACAAGACGACAAGACGGCAGAGCGAGACACCAGCCGCTACACCGACGCCGAGCGCGCCGTGAAGCTGGCTTACCTGATGTCCAAGGTGCCAACGTGAGTGCTGAGGCACTGGAGCAAATCAAGCGTATGTCCAAAGAGGACAAGGTTGCGTTTGATGCTGTGCTGGACACCATGCCGCGCTGGGTGCCTCAGAATGGCCCGCAGCGCCTTGCATACGAGTCGCAGGCCGACATCCTGTTCTACGGTGGCGCTGCTGGTGGCGGCAAAGGACTGGCACTTGATACGCCGATTCCCACGCCAAGCGGGTGGGTATCTATGAGCGATGTGATGGCTGGGGATGTTGTTTTCGACCAACGTGGGCAACCCTGCCGGGTGACTGCCGTGTCAGAGGTAAACAACCGGCCCTGCTATCGACTGACGTTTGACGATGGCTCTGAAATCGTGGCTGATGACGTTCACAGGTGGGTGACATTCAATGCTGACGAGTTGGCTCAGTTGACACGCCGCAGCCCCGAATGGAAGGCTACGCGCCGCGCAAAACGGCCAAGCAAAGCGAAGGGCAACAAAAGCGCAGCATTCATGGCGTCGATTTCAACGCGCAACGCTGAAATGGCTCAGGCTGCTGATAGCTTGCCGATGCCCTGCGGCTCCATGCGAGACACCAAGGCGATTGCCGACTCACTGACCACGCATTCAGGGAGGACAAATCACGCTATCCCCGTGGCAAAGGCAATCCAGACCGCCCACGCTGAACTTCTTGTCCCCCCGTACACGTTAGGCGCATGGCTGGGTGATGGCTCAAGCAGGAATGGACAAATCACTGGCGTTGACCCTGAAATATGGCAGCGCATAGAGATTGATGGGTTTGAAGTCCGGCACTATGACTGGGATGAAATCGCGCACAGCATCATTGGGTTGAAGGTCAAGTTGCGAGAGATTGGTGTTCTGGAAAACAAACACATTCCCACCCAATACCTGCGCGCATCGCCAGATCAGCGGCTTGCATTGCTGCAAGGACTGATGGATACGGATGGACATGCAGCACTAGATGGAGGCTGCGAGTTCGACGGAATCAACAAGGTGTTGGTGGATAGCGTGCTGGAGTTGGCCCTGTCGCTTGGGATTAAGGCGACGCGGTTAGTTGGGGTAGCTAAGCTCAATGGCCGCGTGATCGGGCCAAAGTATCGAGTCAGGTTCACAACATCCCTGCCAGTATTCTCCCTACAGCGCAAGTTGGCCAGGGTGAAGCAGTCAGCCCGCCGAACGGCATCCATGCGCTACATCGTGTCGTGTGAGCCGATTGACAGCGTGCCAACCAAGTGTATTTCCGTGGACAGCGAGACACGTCAGTACCTTGCGGGCGCTGCCATGATTCCGACGCACAACACTGATCTGCTGCTTGGGCTCTGCCTGACCAGCCAGAAACACAGCATCATCTTCCGGCGCGAGGCCGTGCAACTGATTGGCATCGAAGAACGCATGAGTTCGATCACCGGAACCCGCAACGGCTACAACAGCACCACAGGCGTTTGGCGCTTGCCAAATGGTCGCGTTATGGAGCTTGGATCAGTCAAGGAGCCCGAGGACTGGATGAAATTTCAAGGTAGGCCACATGACGGAAAATTTTTCGATGAAATCTGCCACTTTTTAGAGCCGCAGTTCCGCGCCTTGATAGGATGGCTGCGCTCCGATGATCCCGATGTCAGGCAGCGCGTGGTGTGTGCTGGCAACCCGCCCACTTCCAGTGATGGCCAGTGGGTCAAACGCTTTTGGGCTGCGTGGTTAGACCCAACACACCCGAACCCTGCCAAACCCGGCGAACTGCGCTGGTACGTGACCAACGAGGCAGGCGACGACATGGAAGTGCCAAGCGGCGACCCGTACAAGGTCGGCCCGGACATCTTCACACCGAAAAGCCGGACGTTCATACCATCCAGCGTGGATGACAACCTGTTTCTGAGTTCCACCGGCTACAAAGCGACACTGCAAAGCCTGCCAGAGCCCCTGCGTAGCCAGATGCTGCGCGGCGACTTCAATGCAGGCGCAAGTGACCCGGCTTGGCAACTGATCCCGACGCAATGGGTAAAGGACGCCCAAGCACGCTGGGAAAAGAAGGATGTCAAAGGCCCGATGACTGCCCTTGGCTTTGACCCGGCGCGAGGTGGCATTGACAAGAGCACCGCAGCACGGCGACATGGAACATGGTTTGACGAACTGGTCAGTGTGCCAGGCGCTGTGACAAACGATGGCCCAGCCGCTGCAGGCTTTGTCGTGCCGCTGGTGCGCAATGGCGCATGTATCTGCGTGGATGCAATTGGCATTGGATCAAGCGCACTGGACTTCATCAAAGGGCTGAACCTGAACGTGCTGCCAGTTGTGGGCTCTGCTGCAAGCGGACTCTCCGACAAGGCTGGCCAACTGCGCTTCAGGAACAAGCGTGCCGAGATGTATTGGCTTCTGCGTGAAGCCCTGGACCCGGTGAACCCCGACCCGATTGCACTACCGATTGACCAAGAGCTACTGGCTGACCTGTGCTCTGCCAGGTACAAAGTGGTGACGATGGGCAAGGTCGCTGCCATCCAAATCCGCAGCAAGGACGAGATACGCGAAGCCCTTGGTCGAAGCCCTGATAAAGGCGATGCTGTGGCCATGACGTTTGTTGCAGGCATTCCCCTGCCCAACACCATGCGCAACGACTACGCACCCCCACCACCCCCCGACTGGCGCTTATGAACACCTCCAACACAAACCAAGGCCGCGCCAACGAACAACCCGGCGCTGATGGCTTATCGCTCGCGCAGTTCACGCGGTTCTTCCAAGAGATTCAGGACCAGCCGAACTGGCGCAAGGATGCGGACGTGCAGATGGAATACGTTGACGGCAACCAGTTGAACAGCGAAATCCTCCAGAAGATGAAGGAAATCGGGATGCCACCAGCGATTGAACCGCTGATCGGACCCGCTATCGAGGCTGTGACCGGCTTGGAAGCCAAGACTAGAACCGATTGGCGCATCACCGCAGATGGCATTGACGGCGATGAAGTGGCTGATGCCTTGAACTACAAAATGAACCAGGCCGAGCGCCAGTCTGGTGCCGACAAAGCCTGCACGGACGCCTTCAAGCCGCAAGTGTGTGTAGGTATCGGATGGGTCGAAGTGGCGCGCGAGGTTGACCCGTTCAAATTCCCGTACCGCTGCGATGCCGTACACCGCAACGAAATCTGGTGGGACATGCTCGACAAGACGCCAGGACTCACCAAGGCCCGCTATATGGTGCGCCGCCGCTGGACGGACGTGGCGCAAGCGAAGCTGAAATTCAAGAAGCACGCCGAACTGATCGAACGCAGCGCCAATGGCCGCTGGACTGATCTCTACGAGACTGGCACCGATGGCGGATTCAGCACCGACATGGCCATGAGCTACGACCAAGAGCGAGGCTGGTCAATCGAGGAACAGGAATGGCGCGATGCCGAACATGGCCGCGTGTGCCTGTTTGAAGTCTGGTATCGACGCTGGGAAGAAGCCACGATCCTGAAAACGCCCGATGGCCGGGTTGTGGAGTACGACAAGGCCAACCCAATGCACAACGAGGCATTGGCATCCGGCGTGATCAAGCCACAAAAGGCGATTGTCAGCCGCATGAATGTGAGCTTTTGGATGGGTCCGCACAAGCTGCACGATGGCCCGACACCATACCCGCACAACGATTTTCCCTATGTGCCATTCTGGGGTCACAAAGAGGATCGGACCGGCGTGCCATTTGGCCGGGTGCGTGGCATGGTCTACCTGCAAGACAACGTGAACAGCGCCATCAGCAAGATTCGCTGGGGCTTGTCAGCGATCCGCACCGAGCGCACGAAAGGTGCAGTTGCCTATTCAGACGAGGTTTTCAGGCAGCAGATTGCACGGCCAGATGCAGACATCGTGCTCAACGCCGAGCACATGGCGCAACCCGGTGCGCAGTTCAAGGTTTTCCGCGACTTTCAGTTGAACGAGCAGCAGTACAAGATGCTGGGCGACTCACGCTCAGGAATTGACCGGGCATCCGGCATCACCGCTGGATTCAGAGGGCAAGAAGGCACCGCAACATCAGGCATCCAAGAGGAAACGCAAGTCGAACAAGCGAACCAGTCGCTTGCCAGCCTGATGGATAACTTCAGGTGGTCACGCTCCAAGGTGGGCGACTTGCTTCTGAAACTGGTCATATCCGACATGGCCGACAAGCCCGAGACTGTCACCATCCGAGGCAATGCCGTGGTGCCTGACCGCCAGGTGATGCTAAATCAGCCGACCGCCGACGAACAGACGGGCATCCAGTACCTTACCAACGATGTGCAGCGCACGGTGCTCAAGGTGGCACTGGAAGATGTGCCCAGCACGCCATCATTCCGCAAGCAGCAGAGCGTATCGCTGGCCGAAGCCTTCAAGGCACTGCCGCCCGAGTATCAGCCCGTGGTCTTGCCTCACCTATTGGCACTTATGGACGTACCGAGCCGCAAGGAGATCATTGAGGCCATTCAGGAGATCAAGGATAGGCCGAATCCAGAGATGGAAAAACTCAAGGCCGACAACGAGTTCAGGGACCGCGAACTGCTGGCCAAGTACAGCCCGGACAAGCTGACCGCCGAAATCAGCAAGATCGTGAGCGAGACTGTTGCCAATGGCGTCAAGTCAGCCTATGCAGCGATGCAAGCAGGCCAGGTCATTGCCACCATGCCTCAAGTTGCGCCAATCGCGGACGTGGTGATGCAGTCCAGCGGCTACCGTGCGCCGACGCCAGCAGGCCAAGACCCTAACTACCCGCAGCCCGAGGCCATGCCAGTGGCAAATGTTCCACCCGTGCAGCCCAACACCAGCCCGCAACTGCCGCCCGTTCCTCAAGATGCAGGCTCGCCCATGCAAGGCATTGAGACACAGCGCACCAGTGACAACCTGCAGTAGCGACTAAATCAACTCCCTTGATAGTGGCACATTGTGCCAACCAGAGCCCCTTCAGTGGGGCTTTTTTACGCCTGCAAACGGCTAAGGTTTGCACCGCATAACTTTCACTTGCATCATCCACACCGCTAACCCGTGAGGGCCAAGCAAAGCCAACGCTGTGAAGCGTGGGCATCCGAGCAAATGGAGAGTGCGGGGCTTCGGCCCCACCACTCAATACGCAACCCTTCATGCGGCAACTGCGAGAAGTTGCAAGGGATTATTTTGAACCAAACAGAGTTTTACGAGGCCAACGCCGTTGATGGCGAACTGAGTGATGCGCAGATGATGCACATGCTGAATCTGCCCGAGGGCGATAGTGCGCAAGCACAAGTCAGCGAGCCCGCCGCTGAAGCACCACCAGAACCAGCAACTCCCGTTGAAGTGAAAGCGGTTGAAGAAGCCAAGCCGGTCATTCTCGCCAAGGACGGTGTTCACACCATCGACTACGAGAAGCTGGTGGAAGCCAGGGAAGCTGAAAAGCACTGGAAGCAAGTCGCAGCAGAAGCGCAGGCGCAACTGGAGGCCCAAAAGGCGGCACCAGCCGCAGCCACGCAACCGGAGGCCGCAACGCCCGAGGACGCTGAACTGTTCGGTGACTTCAGCGAGGAAGCGATTGCCAAGGGCGTCGAGAAGATGGTAGCGGCGCGAACTGCTGCCATCGAAGCGAAGTTTGAGCAGAAATTGAATGCTGTGCTTGCCCCGTTGCAAGCCAAGCAAGCAGAGTCAGCCTCAGACGCGCATTTCGCCGCCATTGAAGCCGCCCACCCTGATGTCAACGCCATTGCGCAGAGTGCAGAACTCGCCGCGTGGATCGACAAACAACCGTCCTTTGCGCGTGATCGATACCAAGACGTGATCGCTCAAGGCACAGCCGAGCAGGTGATTGAAGCACTCAACACCTTCAAGGCAGCTACCGGAAAACTGGCAACTGCGCCCGTGAAAACGAACGTGGAAGCCGCTGCGCAAGCAGCCATTGCCAAAGCACAGTCCAAGCCACCCATGAGCTTGTCGGAGATCCCGGCTGGGTCAATGGTGGCGATGAATGAGTTTGAGGCGCTTCTGCAGGCTAGTGACACAGGGATGCGTAATGCGTTTGAGGGCAAAACCCCCGAACAAATTCGCTCCATTATGGACAGGATTCCGCTGCTGTAAGGCAGTTTTTATTGGCAACGCCGGGATGGCGTCGCTGGTCCCTTTGAAGGAGATTAATTATGGGTGCAACCACCTTACCGTATGGCTCGCCGCAGGCTATCAAGCTGCAATCGGCTGGCCTCTTTGCTGCCAACATGCAGCGCAACACGACGATGAACCGCCTTACCGGCAAGTTCCCGACGCAAGCCGAGGCTGAAGCGACGATTCGCAAGCAATCGAGCTCTGAAATGCCCATCGTGCGCTGCATGGACTTGCAAAAAATGTCCGGCGACGAAATCACTTTCGACCTGATCAACCCAATGGGCGGCAAACCCATCATGGGCAGTCGCAACGCCGAAGGTCTTGGCCGTGCCATGAACTTTAGCCAGGATCGTCTGCGCATCAACCAATCGCGTTACCCCATCAGTGCGGGTGACACGATGACGCAGCAACGCACCAAGCACGAACTGCGCAAGCTGGCCCGTGCCCTGGGTGAGAACTACATGAACCGCCTGGGTGATCAGTCCATTCTGACCCACTTGGCCGGTGCGCGTGGCTTCCACGACAACATCGAATGGGCTGTGCCCAAAGCCAGTGACGCAGACTTTGCGGAAATCATGATCAACCCGGTCAAGGCTCCCACCAAGAACCGCCACTTCATGAGTACAGCTACAGGCATTGAGTCAATCAAAGCTGCTGGTAACGAAATCACCATTGCCACGACCGATGTGATGAATGCCGATGTGGTTGACGCATTGCGCACCCAGCTTGACAGCATGGCCGTTCCGCCCCCGCCTGTTGTCTTTGAAGGAGACAAGATGGCTGCCGACTCGCCATTGCGCGTGCTGCTGTGTTCCAGCGAGCAGTACACCAGCTTCCTGAAGTCCAACAGTGGCCAGTTCCGCACCTTGCAAGCCAACGCCATGGCGCGTAGCCAGCAAGCCGGTAACAACCCGCTGTTCATGGGTGAAGCTGGTTTGTGGAACGGCATCCTGATTGTCAAGATGCCCAAGCCGATCCGCTTCTACGCTGGTGACTCGCTGCGCTGGTGCCAGAGCTTCACGTCTGAGACTGAAACCGCGACCGACTTGGTGCCTGCCGCCTTCGGTACGGGCTTCGCTGTGGACCGTGCGCTTCTGCTGGGCGGTCAGGCATTGGCCGAAGCCTGGGGAAAACATGCCAAGTCTGGCAACCCGTTCTTCTTCTCGGAGAAAGAACTCGACCACGACGACAAGCTGGAAATCCTGCTGGGTGCGATCAATGGCCGCTCGAAGATTCGCTTCGAGATCGACCACGGCGACGCCAAGCAGTTCACAGACTACGGCGTGATGGCTATCGACACGGCTGTTGCCCTGCAAGCCTAAAGGCATGAGTGGCCTCTAACCAGGCCACTCGCTTAACCAACCCATTTTCAGGAGCCCAACATGGCGACTATCACGAAAAAGAAAGTGCTGAACCAAGCAACCTTTGGCGGCACCCCCTACGGCAACCTCTCGGTGCTGCCTTTCAATCTGACCACCAACGCAGTCGGGGCATTTGTTGACTCGGACACCGCCACCGGCATTGCGCTGGGTGATGTGGTGCGCCTGGGCGTGCTGCCTGCTGGCTTCAAGCTGCTGGACTCGCAAGTCATTGTCTCGGATGCGTTCACCGCTGCTGTCACAACCAGCATTGGCTTCGCCTACGTTGACGGTGTGGACTCTGCTGCTGTTCCGCAGAGCGCCAACTACTTCGGCGCTGGCTTGTCGCTGGCCGCAACCGCCCGCCTGCGTAACGCCACAACCAATGCGCCCGTGACGCTGCCCAAGGATGCCTATCTGATCTTGACCACTGCCGGTGCTGCCAATGCAGCCGCAGGTATTGCTGACATCCTGATTGACGGCGTGTTGACTGGTGCGCCGTAAAGCGTAGCCACCAAGCGGCAGGGCTCTCGGGCTCTGCCTGTTTTAATTTTCAGGACAGACGCATGACACACCTATCAGTCAAGTACATCGGTAAGCGCGCGGAGTACACAGATGGCACCTATGGCACCCGCATTGCGTTTGTTCAAGGCGAATCGCGCATGGTGCCACTGGACAAAGCCCGCCTGATGCTCAAGCACCCGGACGTGTACGAGCCCGGTGAAGATGATGCGGCAGTGGCACATTGTGCCAGTCCGGTGACTGAGGCAGACGAGGCGCAGGACATGCGCGACGCCATCGGATTGATGGACAAAGACGCCTTGACCACCTATGTCAAGACGCATTTCAACATGGACATCGACCGGCGCAAGGGCATTCAAACGCTGCGCACTGAGGTTGTGGGGCTGGTGGATCGCTTCGGAGCCCTGTAAATGGAACTGTCCGAACTCATTGCGCAAGTCCGCGTTGACTCGGACGACCTGCAGGCTGATTACTTATCGACGGATGCCAATATCACCGCCTGGCTGAATGAGGCCGAGCAAGAGGCGTGCATCCGTGCGCTGCTGATCCATGACGTGAGCACCCCGGCTGTGTGCCAGATTGCTGTGACCGCTGGCACCAGTGTGTACCCGCTGCACCCAGCCATCATCGCCATCACCCGCGCAGGCTTCACCGCTACCGGCTCAACGACTGAGCAAGAACTGTATCTGACCGACATCACCGAGTTGGACCGCATTTACCCTGGATGGCGCAAGGTCAGCGACACACCGCGCTACGCCATCCAAGACGACACCACCTTGCGGCTGGCCTGCACACCGACCGCAGATGGCCTGCTGGAGTTGGAGTGCCACCGCCTGCCACTGAAAAACATCGAAGATCAAACCACAGAATCTCCCGAGATTGGGCGCATTCACCACCGGCACTTGGTTCAATGGGCGCTGCACCGCGTCTACAGCCGCCCGGATGCGGAGATTTTCAACCCAAACAAGGCCGCGACCGCGCTGGCAGAGTTCACCCGCGTGTTTGGCTTGCGACCGGATGCTGATTACCGCAAGGCTTCGCAGGCAAATCGTCCACACAGCAACAAGGCAGTGTGGTAGATGGACCACATCACCTCATTCCGTGGCCTGAACAACGTCACTGATCCGCTCCGGATGAGTTGGAATTCGCTTGTTCAAGCAGATAACGTCAACATCACCGACACCGGGGCGATTGAGAAGCGCGACGGGTATGCATTGGCCAAGTCAGGCAGCTACAGCAGCGCCTACAGCACCCTCGACTTCAGCCGCCTGTACCTGACCACGGTGCTGGGCATCCAGGACTTCACCGGTGAGAACATCTATGCTCTAACATCGAGTGCGCCGATGTACTGGGCTGAGGTCAACGAGAACGTCTACTTCAACAACGGCATCGACAGCGGCGTGATTGCACCCGACAACGCAGTCAGCCCGTGGCGCGGCGCTCCCGTGTCCTACGGCGCGGGCTTCAAGGGCGACGACGGGCAAGACCTGGGCGTGCTGTTCGACACCCTGCCGCTGGGCACCGACGTGATCCAGCACTGGAAGGGCCGGATGTACGCGGCGCAGTACCTGCCCAGCGAGAACCAGACGGTGGTGTGGTTCAGCGAAGCGATGGGTTTCCATCTTTTCAATCTTGACAGCAACTTCTTCATGGTGCCCGGAAAGGTCACGATGCTCGCCCCGCACGACGCGGCCATGATCGTGGGCACTGACGCCCGCGTCTACGCCTACAGCGGCGACAAGCTCGACACGCTGGCTGAGTACGGGGTGGTGGCGGGCCAGCACTGGGATCGCGACGAATCACGGGTTCTCTTTTGGACGAACCGTGGCCTGTGCGCTGCGATGCCGCTCCAGAACCTCACAGAGAAACAGATCAGCGTGGCTCCAGGCGTTCGCGCCGGGGGCTGCATTGTCAGGGCAGGGGGCCAGAAAAGGTACTTGTCCGTTCTTCAACAGGGCGGCTTGCCCTTCAACGCTCTTTAAGGAGAAATTACCATGACTGTCCGCTTATCAACAGGCACGCGCACCGCTATCGCGGGAACCACTGGGCTCGGAGCGCTATTCGCCAACGGGGTTATTGAGGTCCGCACCGGATCGCAGCCAACCACTGCGGACTCCGCTGTGACAGGTACGCTGTTGGGCACGGTGACTTTGGCATCCGGGCCGTTCGTACCGGGCTCTCCGACCAACGGGCTGACGTTCGCGGCTGCGGTAGCAGGCACCTTGTCCAAGACAGGCACCTGGTCGTTTGTCGGCATCGAGGACGGCACCGCTGGCTGGTTCCGGCTTAAAGGCAACGCTGTTGACTCGGGTGTCTCCTCAACCACAGCAGCGCGTATAGACGGCTCGATCGCCACCTCTGGCGCGGACCTGAACCTGAGCAACATCGTTGTGGCCGTGGGCGCACCCAGCACCATCGACGTGTTCTCCTTGACTATCCCGGCGCAGTAATGAGCCCGTTCACAGCGGTCGTACTATCAGCCAAACCGGTGGAGATCAACCTCCCCGGCGTGGTGGTGCTTGGCCGTGTGCAACGCTTCGGGAAGAACCCTGTGGTGGACTTGCATGACGCACGACTGTGTGCGCTGTCGCATGTCACCACGCCCTACTTCTTCTACCTCGACGATGACGACGCTCTACCAGACGACTACCTGGACGTGCTGAACGAGTGTGCAGACACAGGCGCGGCGCTGGCCTACACAGACGAGATAGTCGTCTCTGAAGGCGTCGAAAGCATGCGGGTTAGCCGAGAGTACGACGCAGCCGACCACGCAGCGCACCCAATGATGGTGCATCACCTCGCGCTGATGAAGACCGATGTGGCCCGGCAAGCCGCCACTGAAATCCCCAAAGGCACCTACAACGAGACATTGCTGCACTTCCAGGTTGCCAAGTCAGGGGCCAAGTACGTCCCTCGGGTGGGCTACATCTGGAACAAAGGTAATGGCTTGCATAACTCTGCACGCTGCCACTTATCGCAAGTCAACAGCGCCTCGTGGTGCATGAGGAACCTGCCATGAGTTCGATTGGTTGGTCAGCGGCGTATGACAACGACGGCCCGTATTCTCTCGCGGACTACGAGCGCCGGTATGATGTCGAAGGCGTCTTTGCGACGTACGACTCAGTGTATTTCGGACCGATAAACAGCGGCGACGTGGTTTCGGGGGTCACTTATACCTGGACCCCAGTGATTCCAGGCGAACCGTTCGGCTCTGAACTAGTTGCACTGTACACCGCGCACCCGAGCGGAACTCTAGTGATCGACGCGGACGTTAATGGAGTCCCTTCAACACATAAGCTCCTGTTTGTTATTACTTTAAATTACAGCTACTACAACACGACTTCCTACAGTTTTGTCCTGTCGGACAGGTCCGTCTCCGCTTTCTGGACTGAAAAAATCGGGACAGTCGAGACATGATGGAACACCTCATCATCCTCGGTGGCGAGCAGTACCTGCCTTTCGCACGCAGCCGGATTAAGGCTCTGCG